GGGTAATTAAACCAGTTTGACTTGTTCCGCCAATAGTTGTTGTTCCAGTTGTTGCTGTAGTTCCAATTGTTGTTGCACTAGTGGTTGCACCGCTTAATGTTATTACTGAGGTGGCTGTTAAAGTGCCACTGGCTGTTAATGTACCACCAACATTTAATGTGCTAGATAATAATGCTCCGTTAGTAACTTCTAAAAACCCCAATGCACGAATAGAACCCAATGTTTCTATATCATTTTTAAAATAGGTAAATGGAGAAACAACTAATTTATTACCGCTAACTTTTAGTGGCGTGGTATTTGTTGTATATTGAATTACACGTTGTGTATTAAGATCAAAAATATACGCAACATTATTGGAAAAATCTGTGTATATATCATGAGGATTATTCGCTATTACTACACCCAACGGATTAATATTACTCAATCCATTGGATATCAGCAATCTATCAGTATAAACTGCAGTTGAAACATCCCATGCTGTGGATAATGTATATTCAATAATACAGTCGTAACCAATACCAACAACATACATTTTTGTACCATCGGCATTAAATTCAATGCCAGTTGGTGCTCCATCAAATGTTGTGACAGAAAATGATTTTGTAGCATATGCAGCAGTTGAAACATCCCATGCTGTGGATAACGTATATTGGTAAACAGTATCAGTAGTAGTCCCAATAACATACATCTTGGTTCCATCAGGGCTAATTCCCAACCCAGATGGAGCAGTTTCTTGAGCTGTAACTGAGAATGATTTACTAGCATAAGCAGCAGTTGAAATATCCCAGGCTGTTGATAATGTATATTGAAAAACAGTATCGCCAGTATCGCCTAACACATAAAATGCTAATCCATCGGTTTTAAAAAATATCGAAGTGGATGCAGTATCTTGTGATGCAACGGAAAACGATTTACTTGCATAAGTAGCAGTAGAAACATCGAATGCAGTAGATAATGTATATTGATAAACAGAATCATTGGTTTGTCCAACCAAATACATTTTAGTTCCATCAGAGCTAAAACTCAAACCGCGATAATTACTCTCTTGAGCAGATACAGATACACTTTTTCCAGAAAAAGTCCAACCATCAATAGTAGATGTTTTAGTTAAAGTTTCAGTGGTATTGGATACCTTAATATCACCATTTACTTCTAATTTAGCACCTGGTGTTGATGTTCCAATTCCTAATGTGCCTGTATAGATAGATAAAGTTCCATTACCAGCAGTTCCATTACCGGAAGTGGCCATAATTCTTGTATCATAATCTACGGTTGTAGCACCACTATTGAAATCAAGATAAGGAGATGAAGCAGTATTATCTAATCTACCTAATGTAATACTACCACCACTATCAGTGCCGATACCCACTCTACTTGTAGCACCCCAAATTGCAGTTGAGCCAAATATATTAGTTGTTGTTCCTGTAGCACTACCAATCGAGATATTAGTTGTTGATCCACTTACGCCACCTGTGCCAATAGCAATAGATTTAGTAGCACCACTAATAGTAGCACCAGCATCAATATTCAATGTATGTGTAGCTGTAGATTGGCCAACAGTAATTAAACCAGTTTGACTTGTTCCACCAATTGTAGTAGTTCCAGTTGTTGCAGCTGTTCCTAAAGCAGTTGTGGTAGTTGTTGCACCAGGTAATGTTATTGTTGAAGATGCAGAAAGGGTCCCGCCTACTGTAACACCGATACCGGACGCAGTGGTGACAGTGGTTCCATTGAATGTTAAACCGGCATCTGTTGTAACAATACCAGACCCGTTCAGGTATAGTATTCCATTGTTAGTACCAGAAATAACCGATAATGTTCCAGATGGTATATTAACAGTCCCAGTGCCTTTTGGGTTTAAAATTATACTTATATTGGCATCGGTTCCCAATGCGTTGATTTGAACCGCATTGCCAGTAGAGTTTCCTAGGAGTTGTAAATAGTTTGCATTGGCAGTACCTGATAGTACACCATTTCTAGCGTTGAATTCTTTGTTTGTTGACATCCGTTTCCCTATCCACGAAAATATCTAACTAAGTTAGTTAATATATTTATCTGTTTAAAAAAGAAACGTAAAAAATACGAAAAAGCCCTCGAAGAGGGCTTTTGTTAATCGAAAGTATCTGGTGATGCTGTTATGATGTGTGCAGTATACGGACTATCACCAACTTCATCATCTAACCTTGCAACACCACGGTTGTTGGCAAATTTGGTAGGTGAAGCTGTTATAATCACTGCTTCGTGACCACAATCTGCTTTTACTTTATCACCTAACCTTGCTACACCGCGATTGTTTGTTATCACATCGGCTGATGCTGAAATGATTTTCCCACCAATATTACCACCATGCACTGAACAACTTCCCATGGTTTGATCATCTAATCTTGCTACGCCACGGCTCATGCTAATGCAGCCTCTATATCAGCCACAATTGCTCCGAAGCTATCGGTAACGCTTGCACCAACACTTGCAAATGACGAAGGAATTGCATCAGCTACTGCATTTGCACCATCAGTTAATGCTGACGCTGCTGATGCAACACCATCCGCTACGAACGAGTTTACCGAGTCCATCGCACTTGACACCCCAGCGCCTAATGAAGATGCAATATTTTGAACACCTTTACATGACAGCGCACTTAGGTTGATTCCACTGATTGCAGTAGCAAGTTTGGTTTTAAATTCATTTAGTTTATTACCGATTGCGGTAACCATATCACTTATACTTGATGCAAGACTACTTAATGCATTACTTAATGAATTTTTTAAGTTATTGATTGCATTGGTGATAGAAGCCAGTGCTGATGATGCTAGGTCCGCAAGTTTGCTAATAGCTTTGTTAATACTAGTCATTACACTGTTGATAGCTTTTGAAATTTCACCAACTATTTTCATTGCTTGCTGAACTGCACGTTCGGCAGCTTTAGCAATTGCCTCGGCTGCACTATCAAACATACTACCCATTGTACCAAACAGATCACACGCACTACCAGATAGTTTCACCATATCATTGAGTGATCCTTTTATTGATGCCGATAATGCTGTTAATTCTGAAGGTATTTCTATGGTCATACTAATTGAATTCCTGTTGTTCCAGATATATATTGGCTGGCATAATCTGATTCAGATATTTCAATAACAACGATAGAAGCTCTATACATTTTTATATCTTTATCTGGATCAACTGTAAATAAATATGGTGCCAACCCAATGCCACCTTGTGCTGAAGTTAATACACGTGGTTTAGATACTTTTATGTATATATCATTTTCTTCAACTAATTTAGCAATTACTTCTTCACCAGAAGATAATTTAATGGTGATTACATCACCTACTGATAGTCCTTTTTCTATAATCATACTGCCTCTTGTAAATAATTTCTTAATTCTGTGAATCCACCAATATAGTTATCATTGATGAAAATTTGTGGAACGGTTCTTGCAGTTGGAACAACTTCTAATAATTGTTCTCTTGACCAAACTCCTGATGCTAAGTTACGTTCTTCGTAATCGATACCGTTGGCTTTTAATAATGATTTAGCTTGTTCACAAAATGTGCAATTCACATTGCTCCAAATAATTGCTGATTTTACGGTATCTGACATGTTATGCTTTCTCTACTTCTACGATTACCGTGCTACCAACTAATTCTTGAACGATTGATTCAACCGTTGCCTCAAAGTCATCACCTACTAATGGTGCAACTGCATCACCTTTAACTAACTTGCTTAGTTTGATTACTACTACTTCTTCTTGAATTTGTGCCATTTTATTTTCCTATGTTATATGTTTGTTGGAATATGTCTTTCTTGACAACTCCGTAATCATTATCACCATGTCTAACGATTACATCTTCTCCTGCTTTATAATGCAATGGTTCACCCCATGATGTGTCTACAACACCGTCATGATCAGCCATCTTTGCAATTTTAATGATTTTCTTTGGAACACAAGTTCCATCACCATTATCATCTTTCAATTCATTAAACTTTTCAGGAGGCATACTATATTGTTCACCTTTCGGACCAGTGAGTATATACCATCCTTTTTTATAATGCTGAGGTTTCCCATTACTTTCTAATGTATCAATGGTTCCAGGTTTATCAGCAATTTCATAATGTTCTGGATTACCTTTTTTATAAGTTTCAAATGCACCGGTTTTAAACCAATTATCGGTGATACCTTCTGAAACTATATTAATTAAATCTCTCATAATTATCCTTATCAACTGATTGGAATATGATTATACACCATATTCCAACTGTTGTCAATTACTTATGCATTTTTAACTGCATTAATCTTTGCTTTTTCTAACAAATAACTCATAATTTACCTCATATGGTTGGTAGTGCATCGTAGTCAAGTTCATCACTCATCGCTCCGATGATATAATTTGTGCTTTCTGACTCTTGCAAAGCGGTTTGTTTTTTACTGCTGTCGCTATGCTTATTAAACCATGGGATCGGTGTAGTTTTAGGTGCAGTGCCTTGATACTTAATACCAATTTCTTTTAGTGCACCAACTGCGGTATAATCAACAAAATCTTTTAAAATATTGGCATTTAACCCGATGACTGGTCCTTTCATAAACAAGTAATCAGCCCACGCCTTTTCTTCTCTAATAACTGACTCATAAATCCCATATACTTCACGTTCTAATCTTACCTTGGCTGCCGCAAATCTTGGATCATCTTTAACTACTTGGTTGATCAAGTAAGCAGTCCAATCTTTATGCAACAATTCATCTTGTAAAATTAATGCAATGATATTGCCATTACCGATGAATAGTTTATTTTCAACCATTGCTAAACTGGTGGCAAATGAAACCATAAACCTAAATGCTTCTAGTGCATAACTGGCATGTAAAGCCAACCAAATATGATCTATATGAGTATCTTCATTATAGATGAAACTGATAGTATCTTTAACTTCTGTTAGACAGTTATATACATGTAATCTATTATAATATTTACCAACACTCGATGCCATATCGATAATTTCTTTTGTATCATGAATGGTATTAAATACTTCTTTTGGTACATTATAGATATTACGAATGATATGACTATAACTACGGCTATGAATATTTGTTTCAAACATAGACCATATAGACATAAGTGCTTCTACTTCTGGTAAGCTAGAAACTGGACCAAAAATTTGAATCGGTGCTCTTCCTTGCAAACTATCTAAAGCAGTTTGTCTTAACAAATTACTAGTGAATATATGTTTAACCGCATCACTAGCATCTTTAAAATCATTTGCATCTTTACTCAATGAAATTTCTTCTGGAATCCAGTAAAACCCCCGTTGAGTTTGTTCAAATTTTGCTATTTTATTATATTTTGTTTCTTCAAACCGTTGAATAGTTACTGGCCCTGCTGGGTCAAGGAACATTTTACGATTTAAATAATCCGTTTGTGTTTTTAAGTTATATTGCTGTTCTGACATTCCTTGTCCTTATTCGTCTGGTAATCTTCTTTCGTGATAAATTACTAATGCATCTTCTAGTAATTCGATTTGTTTTTCGATCCTCCATTTTACTAGAGGATCGGTTTCTGTTTCTAATTTTTGTTTTAAGTGTTCGATATTGGCATCCATGCATTTACCTTTATCAATTTTTTAATACCTGGAACACGTCTAATTAAGAATACTTTTCTACATGGTCCTTCTTTCTTAATGAAATCGTGTGCATCAACATAATTCACAGTTTTCGTAAAAGGTGACTCTAATCTGATATACCAACCCCATGGTTCCATATTAAATTTGATATTTTTTCCAATACTTAATAATGTATTAGAGCTATATGGATCGCCATCGATATGTGTTTCTATTTTAAATATTTTCATATTATTATCCTATAAAAACAAATTGTTTGCAAATACCAGCAAATGTTTCATAAATTGTTTGAATATCTTCTTTATTCATTAACGAAGGTTCATCTACCCACACAATATCAAATGTTTCTTTCTGGCAGCCTCTAAAATCAGCAGGTTTTAAAATATGCACGTTTATTACTTGTCGTAATTCGATATTAAAAAATGCTATTCTTTCTTTTAATGCGTTTGCATTAGTTCCATTAAACGAAATAGCAATATCATTTCCACCAATATACCTGGAAATCAATGTTGTTTTTCCAACTTGTCTTCCAGGATTAAACGCAACAGTTTGAAATGACCGTGCATAATCTACCTCAGTTAGATGTATATTTGGACGTATGGATTGAATTTCTTTATTAAATTCGATCATACTAAAAACAATGTTTTCTAATGTATTATGTAATTTTCTCATATTATTCACCTCTTTTGGAAAACTTTGACTGTTAAATAATTCTATCTCTTTGATTATCATTTTATAAATTCATTCCATTCACTGTCTTCTGTTGGTACCCATCCATTTCTAAAATATTTTACCATATTCATAAACGGGCCAACTTCTTTACCATCTTCTTTCCAGTTATATTTCTTATTCATTACTAAACCATACAATGCACAATATGAAGGTTTGTTGTATTCTACCCACACATTATAAATTTCATCAGCTCTTGCCCATAATGCCCGCGTAATATCTGTTGTTCTTGGATGTTTCCAAGGCTTTACCCCAGCACACGGATTATTACTTTTCATCCTGTCAGAGATTTGTTTTTTAAGTCCTTCCGAAAAATTTTGGTTAATCTTATACCCGGTAATACCTCTGTTCCATGCTCCGTTTACCTTAGTTGGATTGTTAGGTCCACGCATATAATCAGAATATTGCCGCTTTAACCACCCGTATCCTTTATTATTTCTTTGTTGATTCTGGTTCGATGATAGCATAAACATTGCCGCTTTAACAAGGCGTATATTGTTAGGATATATTTTAACTAATAGCAAATGACATACATAATGTTCCTCTGGTGTTAGTGATACTAGATTAACTTTTTCATCAGTTCCGCCCATGCATCGAGGAATAATATGATGTTTTTCACTATATCCGTGTAATATTCTGTTTTGTCCTCTCTTTATTATATCGTTGTATATTCTTGAATAATTCATATAAATCTCCTGTAAGTTTATTTATCACAATTTACAGGAGATTTATAATTTACATGCTATAGCTTGCAACTACTACATTCACTTTCATCATCTTCATCGATGCCACTTGGTAATTCAACATCATCTTCTGATTTTGAACCAGCTTTATCTATAAGTGAGTAATAAAAACCTTTTAATCCCCACTTATGTCCTAACATCAAATTCTTCGCAATTAATGTTCCTGGTACTTTTCTATCTGGAAAGT